ATTGCTTTCAAGTCCTGAGCAAGTTCCATCGTGTACTCGGCTTTGAGCGCACGGGAAACTGCCGTAACAGTGGATTTCTCGATTGAGAACGCCATTTCTGCAAAAGCATTAGATGAACTATCGCCCAATGCTTCAGCCTGAGCTGTAGTCATACCAGTTGCACTGACATAAGTACCGGCCGGCGAATCGTTAAGAACCGCAGGATTGGTCTCAGTACTTCCAACGTCACCACCACCGATAGTACCAGCAGCGTTTTGGTTGGAGGTGTCGGGCATTGACTCGTCTACGAGAGCTTCTGCACCGTCTTGTGAAGTAAACGATGAACGCATTGCAAAGATAAGACCAGTAGGCCCTGTCATTGGCTGAACGCCACATACGTCATATGCGATTAAGTTAGGCATTGCACGCCGAACGAGAGAAATGAGAATTGGGTCCCATGTATCCATCTGTCCGCCGGACATTGCATTTACAGGAGCAACCTCAGAAAGCATCTGACGATCCTCCCTTAAAGCAGCTTCTTGATTTTCTAGGATGAGAGTGGTAACTGCCCGCTTATAAGAATCCTCAATCGGGGGAAGATCGGGGTGTTCTAGGACTGGCTGCCACTTTTCTTGTAGATGTTCTGTCTGAAACATTAGTTTCTCCTTTATTTTTACATCATTTTTATAATATTAACTGGCACGTTGCTTGTTACGACTGATAGCCGACATATATGCTGTCATAGCACCTGTCGTATCAATGTCCTGTGCGGTGCCACCATCTTCATCATCAAAGGCGGTGCCGTCAAGGGACTGTGTTACTCTTGGAAAATAACTTTCCTTAAGCGTGTTAAGTTTTTCTTTAAAGGACTCTTCATCGGAAAACTCAACGTCTTGGGTCAAATGACGGAACTTTTCAATTTCCGTATCAGCCAAATCTTCAGTAACTTCCAAAATGGCCGACTCCCGAACTAGGTCATTATTAGAACTCTTAACATTGATATTTTTTTGAATTTCTTCGTTAAGTTTTTCTTCTAGCTCGGTAATTTTTTCAGATTGTGCCTCAAGTACATCGTACTTCTCATCAGGCACATCAATATAGTGATCTTCAAACAACTGTTTCAGTCCAGAAATAAAGTCTTCTGCAATTTCGCCTTTAAGTCCACGCTCAATTGCCAACTCGTTTTCTTTTGTCCATTCGTCTACAACGTAATTAAGATAGTTGTCGATTTTTTCTGTCAATTCGTCTTTAGTAGTTTCGAATTGTTTTTCATACTCTTCTTTCAGCTCGTCATCTATACGAGAGATTTCTTCACGGGTTCGTGATTTAACAGCAGCTTCAAAAATTGTAGCTGCCTTATTTTTGAATTCCTCAGAAAGGTCTTCACCTTCTACAAGGGCAGCAACATCTTCTTTGACATTAATCGATTTGATTTTTTCTTCGATCTCTGCTCTTTCTTGTTCCAATTTCTTGAGAGCTTCATCAGTTTCAGCATTCTCTGCTTCTTCCAATTTAGCTGCATGAGAAGCAAGCATTTCTTCAATATCAGACTTCTTCATTTTTGCAATACTCTCAAGGTGTTGAGATTTAGTAAGTCTTTTTCCTTCAGTAATTTCGTCACCTTCAGCTTCAAAACCAGCTGCGAGTTTCTTTTTCTCGCCAGGCAACGCTTCTCCAGAGCTTCCTTGTTTCACTTTAGTCTCTCCTTTTTCCTGGCGTTCGATATCTTTATCATTTGCATCTTTAGCCTGAGCAGTTGCTTTCTTTCCAATAGCCTGATCAGGCAATTCATTGTTTGCTTTTGCTTCCTTACCAGAACCATCAGCTTCAGTTGATTTTTTTACTTGATCGCCCTTTTTCGAAATAGGATTATTTTTCATCGGGCCGCCATCAGTAACATCGCCCGAAGCTGCATCACCTTTAGCAGCATCATGCTTTTGACCACCAACATCTTTACGAGTGCCGGGTACGGATTCTTTTTTATCAGCTCCTGCTACATTTGCAGCAGGGTCTTTAGCTTTTCCAACACCTTCATCGGCGTTATTGGAGCCCAACCCTAAGTCTTGTTTGGAACCACTTGTTCCATCATTCAAAGGTTTTTCCGAAGCTTCTTCAAGTTCCGCAAGAACTTCAGCTTCAAGCTCCTCTATTGTTTGATCTAATTCGGACATAGGGTTTCTCCTTCTTTATCCTGTAATATTTATTTATAAATTATAACCTTTTAAGAAACTTTGCAAAAGCTAATGCCTTCTTATTATCTTCCGCTAATCTTCGTTTCACATCAAATGCTTTTCTCATTTGGACTAATTCAGCTTCCATCAAAGCTCCATTATTCCAAACCCACTCTCTACCTTCCATAATTCCCTCTACAAATGCATTTGGCGCAGAAGGATCAGCAACGATGTCCGCAGCTGTAGCAAGATAAAAATCATCCTTTACATAATTAGTTCCACCTTTAGATTCTAAACTACCCATGCCTCTTGAAGAAACACCTAGTTTAGCACCTTCGTCCATTAGATTTTTTACGATTTTGCCCATCGGCGTGGCCATAATTTTAGCTTCGCCAATGAAATTTTTGCCATCTGGGTATAAATCTGTGATTATATGTGATACTCGTTCAAGGTTTACCGTTGGACCGTCTGGATGTCCTAATTCTCCAAATGCACGTTTTTCCTTGATAAAATTCTTGTGATATTTTGCTACTTCCTTAGCAAGCACTTGTTCTGGATATATCCGGCCATTGCGATTTTTAACATCAGCTTGCATGAAACATCCCTTAATCTTATAAGTTTTATCCCCACTTGATTCGTTTGCTTCTACAATAAACTCGGCATCATCGATTTGTTCAGAAATTAATCGCATTTATCTTTCCTATGCTCCTCTTTCTAAGTTGTCCCAACCAGAAACTTTTCTCATTTTTAAAATAAGTGTTCCAACACAAGCTGCGTCATTTTCGAGATAGATATCTCCATCTATACCTGTACTAGCATTATTTGAAATAGAAGGCATTGCCTGACCACCAGCATTATAACTACCATTTGCATTTAATGTTAATGCTGTTACGTTTGAGTCGGCGTTCCACTCTACCTCTAATGTTGAACTGACCGTCCACCAAGCACTTACGATTGTTACTCTAGGATCAGTTGCAGCACCAGTAAGCGCAGAAACATCTACAACTTTTGTAGCACTTCCGTTTGTACCAGTGATTGTGGTTTTCGTAACCACTTCCCAATCAGAATCCATCAAAGTTTGTGTTGTGTATGCCATATTCTACCCCTATATTGACAACATTTCTCGTTCAAAGTATTTAGTTAAAGCCTTCTCAGGAACTTTATGTTTTTTTGCTACTACAGATAGAGTTTTCTCAAAACTATTTAGGAAATCAGAAGGCTTAGCGTCCATCTTAACGAAAATGGCGTCAACAGCATCTTTCATCTTAGGAGACAATTTTTTATATTCCGTAGACTTCTTATGCTCGTCTTTTTCTATAACAGTAGTTTCATACAGATTTTCAAAACGAATCATCTTCCCCCACCTGTGTTTTAACAAATTCTTTAGAAATTTCTTTACGTTTTAACTCTAAGGAATCCCCTACTTTATGAGAAATGGCAGTGTTAAAAGCATTCTGAGCTTTAACATTATCTCCACTAGCAATTGCGTCTACAAATTCTTTACTACTCATTTTTTCTTTCCTTTCACGGTTAGACTTTTATCAAATTCATCCTCTACTGGTTCTTCTTCCTCTGGTGGAGCCTCCCCTTCCCCCTCTAGAGGCATACCAAGAGCCATTCTCGACCTATCAGCAGCATCCATCTCTGGGTCCATAGGCATTCCATCTGGTCCGACAGGAACAGCACGAACCCCATCACTACCTGGCGGTATAACAAGGCCGCCATCCATCGGGTCTGTATCCATTTCAGTTTTAATCTGATCACGCATGAGCTGAATTTCAGCATCAGTCATGTGTAATACATGTTTCAAAACATATTCTTTACTAAAGAATGTACCAATATATGGTTCAATAGTACCTAACTGGTTAACACGATCCTCTAACAACTCTGATTCTTTAAGAGCTGCAAAATAACCATCTTGCAAGAAATCGTATTGGATATGTTCTTGCATCTTCGGCCAATCTTCTGGGCCTATTACCCCTTTAAGGAGAAGGTTGGTTTTAAGTATGTCAGTGAATAGGGGTGTGAACTTCTTCCTAATCCGTTGAACAAACTTAGTGAATTTGAGTTCATCTCTTGTGATTTCAGTTGTTCGGCCGAGAGAGAAAGCTTGTTCAGTTTCAAGTCTTGAAATCGGCACGTTAAGTGAACGGTATAATTTCCGTTGGAAGTATACGATATCATCAATCTCTCCTAGATTTGAACCGCCTGGTAATGTTGTAATTTCTGTACCTCGTCCACCCTCTCTTCGGGGGAGCCAAAAATCTTCTAACATACTCATGTGGTTTCTATCATCACGAATTTCACCAGTACTTGCATCGTATACCAACTTATTTCGATAACGATTCATAACGTCTTTAAGATACTGTTCTGCTTTAATTTTGGGAAGATTACCAACATCAATGTAGAAAATTCTACGTTCTGGGGCTCTTGAAATACGGTAAATTACAATCGCATCCTCAATCATTCGTAATTGATTAACTGGTTTAATTGCTTTATGAAGATATGAAATAACACTACCAGAATTACCATCAAGCAAACCAGAAGGACAATATGTAATTGAATCAGAAGAAATTCGAATTCCCTGATCTACACCTTGTGCTCCTATCGTTGAGAACCCTTTATCATTATAAATAAAATATTCTTCAATATTAGCTACCATTTCTAAACCTTGACCTTCAGTATCAGGTTCTTTCATGGTTTCTCTAACTTTACGAATTTTGGTAGGATCAATAAGTCTTAGTTGTGTAATTCCTCTCTGGGTATCCTTTCCTATAACTTTGTGATAGAAAATTCGTCCATCAATATACCATCTGCGAAAAACATCATGGCCCTTTTCATTAAAATTAAGAAGTCTCAGAACCTCATCAAATTCGTTTCTGATTCTTCTTTTAATTTTATCTGAATATGGGATATTAGTTAAATCTATTTGAACTGAAACATCATTTAGATTAGAAATAATTGCCTCATTAACAATATCTTCTATCGCTGCATCACATTCTGATTGCATAGAAATGTCCCTATACCTTCGTATAAGGTCAAAATCAGATCGATGACGGCCGTCAGTATCTAAAACTGATGAAAAGAAACCGCCGCCGGCGATTTCAATAGCACCATCATCTGGAGTTGGGTCCGTGAATGTCTTTTCGTGTGGACCCAGCTCCTTTTTTGCCTTTTGTATTGTAAAGCCGAATATATTTGCCATTCTAAAAAATCTCCTACCGACTATTTAGTAGGTTAATATTAGAAAGATACGCCAGAGGCTTCAAAGTGTTGATATCTCCAAGAGACTGTAAATTCTTCAATTGCATCAGCATTGTCTGAAGTTAACTCAATTTCACCAAGAGTTGTTGGCCAAGCACTTCTGAAGATGTAACTTTTCAGAATTGTATCATCCCTATCCAACTGTTCTACTGTCAAATCCGTCTGATAATCAGCAGGAGCAACAACACCTGTATTATCTGCAAGATCATTAATACCATTCATCCACAATTCTATTGCATTACGAACCATAAAATCGGTATCATTCATTACTGTAACTTCCCAAGGATCAGCAAACTCTCTGTCTCCAGCAATATAAATTGATCTTCCACGAAAGGGGATTGCAATTTCACCAAGTGTTTGTCCTGGTAAATTTGCACCTTTGACTAGAAAAGAGGTTCTTCGAACATCTAATCCTGTAGCAATACCCGGCGGTGCGGTAAGAGTTACCCTAAACTGATTGGCCCTTGCGCCACCACCAATTAAATTTGCTTTAAAATCGTCTATGTTAGCCATTTTCTATTACCCCCACTTTCCAACTACTTCACTAAACGATACGCCGGTTCTAACCGCAATAAAGTTTAGTGTAATGAAGTTGATTGATCGGGCAGGTTTAATATAAATGTCACCGATAAACTCATTTCGGTCAATAACCTCTCCCGTATTATTTGTAGAGTCGCAAACCACCTTGAAGTCATATATACCTCTTCGTCCTTGCACATCTCGTAAGAATGGTTCAACCAAATTACGGAACGAGGCCCGTGTAAATTCATCGTTGAACTCAAAGAGCATATATTTTGCAGCTGTTGCAATTGCCTTCTCAAGTACCAAAAATAATCGTCTTACGTTGATACGGTCAAATGCACTTGGTTTAGTGAGTGCAGTTTTATCCCCAAAGAGTGTAACACCCTGTCCAGGGAAATCAACAACAGGATTAATTCTCGCACGATATAGAATATCACGATCTGCTTTTTGTGGACTATACGACAATTTGATTGCACCACGAACATTTCCACGATTGTAACCCGCCGGTGACCACCAAGGATCAGCAACACCATCAGTGTATGCACAAAGTCCAGCAGTATCACCATTTAACGGCACAAACCGATATACGTCATTATACTTGTCATACAAATATTTGTATCCACTGTCATAAACCATATAAGAAGAGGAAGGACAAAAATCAAAACCATCTTTGACATTCTCTGTCTGTGTTATGGTAGATGTTACATTTACTGTAGCAGCCCGATAAGGAGACACAAAACCAACGCAATCTTTACGAGTTTCACAAAGGTCTGTAATCATAGTAACATGAGTATCCATACCAGCAGCGGTATCTGCAACACCAGAACTAGGACCACCTAAAATAAGATTGATGTCAAGTTTTTCAGTATCAGTAAATTTGTCATACCCAATTTCAAGTTCTCCAGCAGTCACAGAATAATCATCTGTTCCTCCTGTTAGTGTATCACTTGTAACACCACTTACCATTGTGTAATCCGTTCCCGTTGCAACATCTGTACCCCAGTTGGTACCGGCAGCAACATGATCTGTCCAGTAAATATAATTAGACCCTCTGAAAATAACATCAGGATAATAATTATTACCCCCTTCTGTTGTTTTACCAGCCGAATTCTTTGACATATTCGACCATCTTTCAAGTAATGAAGAAGTTCTTCCACCAGCAACATCAACATCGTAACCAGTGAGATCACCTGTTTTATCATAAACTGCAACATGCAATTCATCATTTTCACCACGGCCATTTTCAGTTGACCATACAGATGTGCCCGGAGGTCCGTCAAATACATCACTGAAACGCCAGCGTCTGCGAATATATGAATTATCAGGAATTACAGTTTGAATTCCGGCACCAGCAGGATCATCGAGTTTACGGATTGTTAAAGTCTCAGAAGAAATTCCCGTAACTTCGTATTCAACATTACCTGTCTCTACCGCTGAA